CGAACTTGTCCGCAAATTTACCGAAGACGGCGAGATAGATGCCGCTGAGCGTAAGGCGCTGGACGCCAATACCTACCGCCTGATCGCGACGTTCCAGGAGCACATCCTGTTGCTCTATAGCGTGTTCTGCCCGGCGGAAGTCACCCCAATCCACACAGCGAAGTGGCGCGCTCCTATGTCGTAGGGACTGCTGTATTTCACAACCGGAGGGTAAGCGTATGCAGCCTGCATCGTTTGTTCGAACCGCCATGCCTGCGGTGTATTGCCGCGAGGATGCCGCATGGATTCAAGACCAGCTCGGTAAGTTACCGCACGGGCAGCGCGGGAAGATTGCGCACGCCTACGAGGAGGCTTACCGCACAGCGTTTGACGCCGAGGAGGTTTCTTACCGGCAGGAGAACGCAGGCCGCAAAGCGGCTAACACGCGCCTGCGGCTGTACGTCGAGCGGTATTCGCGGGCAGGCCAGGGCATGACAACCGCGCCACCGCTGGTGGGGCAAAACAGGGTAGCGGCATGAATTTTTTAGCCGGTGTTTTTTTAAACGGGGGAGAGGGGAAGGGTAAGAGGGGGGAAAGGGGGGTGATCGGGTTGGGGTGTGGGGGAAGGAACGGGCTTTACCAGAGAGAAGATCTTTAAGGGATCGAGTGTTTAAAAACGCCAAACGGACATTTAGACGGCTAGACGATTAAACGAGGAGATAACGATGACGCTTACAATCCAGCCACGCGAAAAACAGATAGTTGCACTGAACATGCTGCGCGCGGCGTGGAAACAGTACGCCTCATTCATGATGTACGCCCCGGTCGGGTTCGGCAAAACCGCAATCGCGGCGCTGATCGCCAGCGGGTTCATCAGCCGCAACATGCGCATAATGTTTGTGGCCCCGTATACCGTCCTGCTCGACCAGACCGCAACGCGTTTTATTGAGTACGGCTTGCCTGCCGAGGAGATCGGCTACATCTGGCGCGACCATCCGGCCTATGACCCGAGCCGACTCATTCAAATTGCATCAGCCGATACGCTGATCCGCCGCGACTTCCCCGACAACATCGATCTGCTGATCATCGACGAAGCCCACCTGAAGCGCAAAAAAATGCTGGAGTTCATCGACGAGCTGACCGCTAAAGGCGTGAAAGTGATCGGGTTGTCCGGTACTCCGTTCTCGGCCTGGCTGGGGACGTATTACCAGAAGCTGATCAAACCGACGACGATGAAAGAGCTGATAGCTATCGGCGCGCTGAGCAAATACGAATTTTACGCCCCATCGCACCCAGACCTGAGCGACGTTAAGACATCAGAGCAGGCGGGCTATGGGCGCGACTACAACGAAACGCAATCGGCAGAGGTAATGAGCGACCCGACGCTGGTGGGCGATATCGTTAAGAACTGGCTGGAGAATGGGGAAGATCGCCCGACCATCTGTTTTTGCGTCAACGTGGCCCACGCAAATTACGTGACCGTTGAATTCAGCAAGGCGGGCGTGACCGTTGAAGTGATGACGGCGGCGACGCCACACGAAGACCGCCAGATGACGATCCGTCGCTTCGAGCAGGGCATAACGAAGATCATCATCAACGTCGGCGTGCTGGTGGCCGGTTTTGATAGCGATGTCCGCTGCATCATCTTCGCGCGTCCGACCAAATCGGAAATGCGCTGGATTCAGATTCTTGGCCGCGGCCTGCGTCCCGCGCCTGGTAAAGACCACTGCCTTATCTTCGATCACACCGGCACCGTGCATAAGCTCGGTTATCCCGACGATATCGAATACGACTACCTGCCTGCCAGTTCTGACGGGATGGAGAAAACGCCAGCGCGCGTTGTTAAGACAGACCAGCCTGAACGCCTGCCGAAAGAATGCACCCAATGCCACTACGTGAAGCCGGTCGGCGTCTACATCTGCCCGAAATGTGGCTTCAAGCCGATCGCTGGCGAGGACGTAGAAACCGATAAGTCACGCGGCCTGAAAAAAGTGAAGCAAGCCAAGGAGGTTGTCACAAAAGAAGTGAAACAAGCCTGGTGGAGTCAAATCATCTACTACCAACGCATGCGCGCCGCCCAGGGCAAACCGGTAAGTGATGGCTGGTGCTCGCATGTCTACCGCAAAAAATTCGGGGTATGGCCGCAAGGGCTGTATCACGCACCGATGGCCATCACACCAGTGGTGAGCAACTTCATCAAATCAACGCAGATCGCCTACGCAAAATCTAAGCAAAACGAAGGGAAAGCCGCATGAATACCAAACAGGCAGCTATCGGCCATTGGCCGAAAATATTCGAGTTTTACGGCCTCCCCCCGGTAACTGGGAAAAAACATTTTAAGGGTGAATGCCCGCTGTGTGGCCGCAAGGGCAAATATCGTTGCGACGACAAGAACGGCACCGGCTCTTACATCTGCGCATGCGGCGCGGGTGACGGTTGGGCGCTGCTGACCGGGGCAACCGGCAAGGACTTTAAAACGCTGGCGGCAGAGGTCGATAAGCTGATTGGCCGCGTCTACTCGCCGGAAGAGGGTTATCAAGCTGGTGGCCCTTCATCTGGCATAGCCTCGCAACGCCAGCGCGTGAGCTGCAAGTTTGCATCGCTGACCAGCCTGAAAGGCACCGGCGCAGACCGTTACCTTAAGCTGCGCGGCATCACCAGCCTGCCACAAGACAACGTGCGCTACTGCGACCGGCAACGCGCAGCGGGTGGCGAATACCAATCCATCTATGCGCTGGCAACGGACGACAAAGGCGAGCTTTGCTACCTGCACCGCACCCTGCTCGACGGGGACAAAAAAGCCACGGTAGCTGGCGCGCCGAAAAAGATGATGAAGCTACAGGAGGACAGCTATCTGGAGCACGCCAGTTCGGTCGCTATCCGCATGTTCCCGCCGTCCACCACGCTGGGCATCGCTGAGGGCATCGAAACCGCGCTGTCCTGCCATCAAATCACGCAATGCAACACATGGGCGACGCTGAACACCACCTTCATGAAGAAGTTCCGCGTACCGCGTGGAGTGCAACGCCTGATCATCTTTGCTGACGCAGACAAGAACGCATCCGGCCACGCTGCGGCGTTTGAGTGCGCCCGCGCCAATCTGCTGGCAAAGAACGATCTGCAACAAGTCTCAGTGCGCTGGCCGAAATCCGGCGACTTTAACGATCTGCTGCTTAACGGCTCAGAGGTCTACGAGTGGGTATTCCACCGCGAGGAAAACAATGAAAAAACCAACTAAGCCGAAGCAGTACAAGGCGAAAAAGTGCGCCCAATGCGGTGAAACGTTCACGCCGGTGAAGTATCTGCAAAAGGTATGTGGCCCGCTCTGCGCTATCGCATACCAGCGTGACGCACGTAATCGCCAGGTGGAAAGGGAACGCAAGGACAAGCTGAAGGTTCGCAAACTGGCCGTTAAGCCGCTGCGCTACTTCATCAACCAGGCGCAGACCGAATTTAACGCTTACATCCGCGAGCGCGACGCTGACGAGCCGTGCATCAGTTGTGGACGCTACCACACCGGCCAATATCACGCCGGGCATTACCGCACCGTTGGGAGTCATCCGGAGCTGCGCTTTGATGAAGATAACTGCCACAAACAGTGCTCGGTCTGTAACAACTTCAAATCCGCGAACCTGAGCGAGTACCGCCCTAACCTGATCGCAAAAATCGGCCAGGCACGGTTTGACCGGTTGATGGGGCCACCGCCGAAAGTCGGCAAGCTGGGTCGCAGTGACTATGAGCGCATCCGCGACACGTATAAAGCCAAACGCAAAGCATTGAAGCAGGAGAAGGCAGCATGATGACCCCAAAACAGAAACGAGAAATCAATCACAACGCATGGGCGACTGTTGCCGGTGTTCCTCGCAAGAAATACCTGGGTAAGTACCAGCGCCTGACCCGGCTGCAAACATTGTGGATCACCTCGCTGTTGAACGCCTGGGGCGATATGTATGGCGGCAACACCGACGGGAAGTTGAAGTGCAGCGGCGGCAGCGGTGTATGGGGGCAAATCGTGCCTGAGCAGTGGGACGACGAAAGCGCGGCGCGAATTGTGAAGGTGCTGGGCGACCTGCGCAAACTTGGGTATCGCGGGGAAGAGCAGTTGAAGAAGGCAACCACAATTCTTTGGCCGCACCGCTCGCTTGAGTCGATGCTGGTGGCAGCTGACGCCGGGGAGGAATGCGACTTCATGGAAAAAGCGGTTCTGGCGTCGATGAAGCACGATAACCCGGTCTACATCATCGGCAAGCTGTTCTACACGGGCCGGAACAATACGGTCTCGGTGCTGGGGCGCTACATGCAAAATCATTACGCCCCCTGGCTGACACGCGATCAGGCTGATGATCGGGTGCGCTGGTGCATTGAAATATTCAATTCTGCGGTGTTCGTCGCCGTTCGTGCGGCTATCTGCATCGAAAATGAAGAAAAATGCAAAAACAGCTTGAAAATAGCCAAAGAAACTGCATAATACAGGTATGCTTTCGCGAAGCTGTACCATCAAGCGATGCAACAAAATGACCCGCCAATGAGCGGGTTGTTTGAAAGGTGATACAGAAGGCAGTGAAACCAATGGATTGCAATACGAGGCTTATTTAGCTATCGTGAGTGCATGAGGTTTTGGGAATGAAGAGGCGGCTCCCAAAAGTAAACCGCCAAGTTGGTAACTTCGTCGCATCGACTGGGACTCCAACCGCGCCGGCTGAGAGGTCGGCTCCTAGCTTCAAGACAATGGATATAGTAGTTCTGTTGGCTTTGTTTCAATATCGCGCGGCCCCTTCGTCTTATCATAGAAGAACCAGATATTGAATTTTCTCTCAGAAGGCCATGTGTCGTGCTTAAGAGAGTCCCATCCCAGGTGTTTTGCAACGTTACTCGCCAAGTTCTTTTTGACTTCAGATTCGATTTTTCCCTGAAAAGCGCTCATTACAGCTCCTAAGAAAAAGTCTGATATCTGAATGTGCTCAGAAGACTTCGAGTCTTTCGTTACGACAGATGAAATAATGTCTTTAATTCCGAATGATTTGCATATCATATTATTAGCAATAACATGAAATGCCTCGTCTGCCTTCTTATATCTGGACGGAAGGGGGTCTACCTCGACTCGGAAAACGCAATCACGCTCAGGGTGAGCGCGTATAACATTACCGATTTTAGTAGTCATGAGCTTTGTAAAGTGCTTTCTCATTGCAAGATCATAATCACCGCCGTGATAGCTTTTATCCACGATGGATTTTTCAACAATGATGCAGTGGAAAGCTAGCCATTTATGCTTAAAGAAGGTTTCAATCAACTCGATGTGGAAATTTGCGAATTTTTTAGAGTTGGTTTTTGTCCATTTAATTTCTTCGAAATAACCATGTTTCTCTCTGAGTTCACGGATTATACGAGCGAAATCACCCCTCCTTTGGTATTTCATCCAAAGGCTACCGAATCCATAAAAACGCTGACCATCAATGCCTGATTCGTCACATGCAACGTGCCAGATCAGTTTCCCAGGGTTATCGTTAGCAGGCATGCCTCAACTCTTTAAAAGGTAAAAGTACGGTATTTAACCACATTATTAATATTCTGAGAATGCTCAAGAAATGTGGTTCAGTTCTAACGCCCATAAACATTACATCAAAGGCTGCCTGCTGGTGGCCTTTGTCATTTCTAACGCCCGGCATCGGCTGAGCTAACACAGGAGATAACTCATGTCCGAACCGGTAACCAGTACCGCCGCAGGGACTTACATGATTGGCGGTATCACTATTGCTGGGCTGGTGGCTGGAGCAGATACGGGCGTAATCATTGGCGCGTTTGCTGGGGCGGTGATTTATGTCCTGTCGGCAGCTGATCTTTCAATCTGGCATCGTCTGGCGTCGTTCCTGGCATCGTTCATGATTGGCACGTTGGCGGCTGGGTTCGTCACTGACGCCATCAACTACCTGACCCCGGACGCTATTCACGCTGAAAGGCCGCTGGGTGCTGTAGTTGCTGCTGCTGTGGCGGTTCGCATCTTCATGTACATCAGCAAGCAGTCGGAAAATCCGGGGCAGTGGTTTAAGCGGCTGCGGGGAGGTAGTGGTGATGGCCAGTGAAATTATCTTGATTGTGAATGCGGTGGCCTGCACGGCTATCGCGTTGCGTCTGATGACATTTCGCAGGGCTGGTGGCACTCATCGGCCATTAGCCGCATGGGCGGCATATTTCCTCATTATCGCGGCGGCGTCCGTACCAATCCGCATCCTGACCGGTGAGTACGTTTGTGCCGATTGGTCGGAGACATTCATCAATATCGCGTTTTGCGTCACGGTGCTGGCGGCACGCGGGAATGTCATGCACCTGGCTAAACCTTTCTTGAGATAGACCTATGACACAAAACGAATTTCAACGGGCGGCAGGTATCAGCGCCGGGTTAGCTGCGCGCTGGTATCCGCACCTGCTCGCAACGTTTGCAGAATTCGGCATCAACAAGCCGTTAGAGCAGGCGATGTTTATCGCTCAAATCGGTCATGAGTCGAACGGCTTCACGGCCAAGGTTGAATCATTCAACTACAGCGTTGATGGCTTGATCGCTACATTCGGCCCTAAATCGAAAGCCAAGCGGCTGACTGACTATCAGTGCCGGATGTTGGGGCGTACAGACCAGCAGCCAGCCAAGCAGGAAGCTATTGCCAATCTGGTCTACGGCGGACGAATGGGTAACAGCGCCAGCGGTGATGGTTGGAAGTATCGCGGACGCGGGCCAATGCAAACGACCGGCCTGAAAAACTACATGGCGTGCGGCCCGGCGCTGAAACTTGACCTGGTTGGTCATCCAGAACTTCTGGAAGAAGACCTGAACGGCATGCGTTCGGCTGGATGGTACTGGAAAGCTAACGACTGTGGTCGCAACGCTGGTGATGTCGAGTTGACCACGCGACGCATTAACGGCGGGACTAACGGCCTGCAGGACAGGCGCGAACGCTTCGAACGTGCTTGCAAGGTGCTGTTATGAGCTGGCGCTGGTGGTGGGATGTAATTATCAAAGCGTGGCCTCTGCTGGTGGCGCTGCTGGCCGCAGTGCTGGTGCTCTACACGCTTTCTCTGCGCGATGACCTGGATAAATCCAAAAGGGACAACGGCGCGCTGGTAGAAAAGCTGGATACCAAAGACGCGGCGCTGGTGGCGATGAAACAGGCATCAGATGCTGACAGGCAAACGAGCGCCGCGCAGTTGGAAAAAGAGCGGAAACTGAGGGGAAAGGCTGATGCAGAAAACAAAGCGTTGCGCGAGGCTCTGGACGCGAGCGGCTGTAGCAACAAGCCTCTGCCTGGTGCTGCTCTCAACATCCTGCGCGGACAGGCCAAAGCCGCAGAGCACGCAGATGATTTACGTCCTGCCGCCAGCGGTGCTACTGCAACAGTGCGATGACGCACCGTTCACCGGCACAACGTTCGGTGATGCAGTGACAGCGCTGCACGCCAAGCAGAGCGAAATGAAGGTGTGCGCCTCACGCATGGAGGCGTTAATCAAGTGGGCGCAGAGCGCCGGGAGAGAGCAATGAGCAAGCAGTTTTACGAGCGCCGTAAGCGCTATTTCGAAGAGAAGCGCCGCCGCATGGAAGAAATGGAGGTCAGCAAGATTGTGCTGACTCAAGAGCAGATTAAAGAACTGGCGCGGTTCGCTGCTGAAGACGGTCAGCCGTCATACACCATTACGCATGGACTTATTGATGCGTTCGAGGCGGATGATGGTCAGCACGTGCCGGAGTACAGCGGCCTGATCGCCTACTCGGAGTCGAAAGAGCACGGCGTTCTGCAGTTGGCCTAAATTTATAAAATTCTGCAAAAGGCATTCACTGAGTGCCTTTGACAGAATAAACGCACTGAATTCTCGCGCGGTGTTCAACAGCGCCGCCTGGATTATATCCAACGAACTAGCAGGAAATTCTAAATGAGCGAAGCTAAACCGCAAGATGGCAACACAGTGAAGGGATATCGCACGTTGACCGCCGACGATATAGAGCAAATGAATAGTCTGAAAGATATCAGTCGTCATTTTTGCGAACAACTCGACATCGAACGCACACATCTTTCGCTGGAGGTAAACGAGGCCCTATCCCCGGAAGAGGCCAGTCGCATAGATGCAATTCGCTGTCTGGCTATCGCCCGCACCAAGATGCAGGAAGCCTGCATGTGGGCCTGCCGTGCGGTTGCCCGACCGGACGCGGATTGCTAACACCATAGGCATTACAGGTGGCATCCAGTGAATGCCACCTATAGTGTTATTTATTATTTTTAACTAAAAGTTATTATTAATATTATTCATAAAAAGTTGGGCACAGGGACAATATTTCATCCAGGTGACTTTTATCCAATTTATTTACGTCATGCCCGGCTTTTTTTAGAACTTCAAGAGCAGAAGTCAACTTGAGGTATTTGCCAGCATTTTCCTCATGCGAGTTCTTATCGATCTCTTGTTGTTCAGCGTATAAGCCTAGCGTACCAAGCATTGAGGTAACGCTTAAATATTCCGACTCATTGTTACCATCGTAACCTGGGAACTGAATCGCGTGTTCATGAGTTTTAATATTGTGCTTGGTTTTTAGCTCGTTTGACTCGTCAGATGTAAGTTTACGAAGTGAATGGCTTAAGTTGCGATATGCGGATAGTGCTGCATCAACTCTTTTCTGAACGTCTTTTGATACATCCTCTGTAGACAACAGCATGGGGTATTTGCGTTCAATAGCCCAGACATTGCCACTAATCACAGCTTCACGAACTATCGAAGAATCAATCTCTCCATTCACCTCTAAATGATCAAATAGGTCGCACATCATGAGCAAGGTTAGTTTTTCTGTGGGGGTCATATCATGTCCTTTTGTGTGATTTTAAATGTACTTGGCCCATAGGATATGGGGTTATTAATTAATAAAACAATATTGGAAATAGATATATGGGAATTTCATCACAGAGCAGCTTTTCGAGGCTGCTGCGTGATGAACTGCACCGAAATCAATCAACCAGCTTCAGCGGGCTGGTGGCCTTTTATCTGGGGAATGAACATGAGTAACAAGAAACCCTACGGTAGCAAGTGGCAAGCCGAACGTCTTGTGTTCCTGAGGGAGAATCCTCTGTGTGTCATGTGTCAGCAGATGGGGCGCATCGAACCAGCAACGGTGGTGGATCACATCGTGCCGCACCGCATGAAAGAAGCGAAGACGCCCGAGGAAATGAAGAAGGCTCAGCACCT